GCCGTAACCGTCACAGATGGCGTTCCGGTGCCGTTATCCACGCTTGCTGTCACACCCGTGATGGTGGCGGATGTGCCGTCGATGCCGTTTGCGCCATCCTGTCCCTTGATATTCACAGCAGGCGGATTACTTAGCCCCTTGTCATTGCTCCATGAGAGCGTGCCGTCACTGCCGACGGTCGGCGTAAAGGTTGCGCCGTCAAATTCCCCGGATTCTTTTGCTTCCGCAAGCGCTGTGCCGACGGCAGCGGGGAGACTTTCCTCATTGGCAGGGGTATATCCAAGAATATTTTTGATTGATTCCGGCGTCAGCGATGTGTTATCTGCACCACCTCCCACGTCTTGCAAAGCACTTGCAAGGGAAGCAAGCGATGCACGGCGCAGGGATTCCTGTGTGATTTCCCCCGATGTTTCCTCCTGCGTAATCAATACAAAAGCGGACTGCTTTACGCCGTCCGCTGTCTTTTGTTCTGTGATTTTCTTTGTTGTCATCCGTTTACCTCCTTATAGGATTGCAATATAGTTGTAGGTTTCGCCTTTTTTATTCAGTTGATAAGCGGGCTCCTCATGTCCCTGCAATTTCGGCGTATACCATTTGACTGTTGCACCTTCCCATGTGAAATATAAAGAGCCTAAGCTTACCGTGCCGGATTCTGTACTTTCTCCGACGGATTCCGTTCCGTATTTTACCAAGAATCCACCGATACCACCTCCCAAAGAGGAATAGAGCGCACCGCCCCCGCCGAAAACACGAAGCCATTTGGGCGGTGATTCAAAGGAAAGCGTATTGGGATTTCCGAATCCCATTGCGCCTGTACCTTGATACGATCCGACAGCAATTTTGGCAAGACCGCATTCCTCGTGCAGAGTTGCCGCGAGGGCGGGCAGGGAAGAGACGCCCGTGCCGCCTCTTGCGGCGCCCAGCACGCCCGCGTTGATGTCTGTCGTGCTGTGGGTGTGTGATTTTGCCGCTGCCCCCACCTGCGCCGCTGTGCAGGCATGCGGATTGCTCCGGCTGCCGATATGCGCAATCAGATTTTTGATGGCGAGCTTGATTTTACCAAAGATTGTTTTCAGCGTCTCACCCGATTCGATATTGGAGAAGGTCGGGGATTCGGTGAAGGTTGGCGTTTGCTCGTCGGTGGAGACGTTCGGCACATTACCAAGCCCGATTTGAGCGGCTGTGACACCGTGCGGATTGCTCCGGTTTTGTGCATGACCGTCAAATTCTTCTTTGGATGTATACACAAGGGAGCTGCTGATTGCAGCGGAGACATTTTCGGCATCTCCGATAAATAGGAGCGCGTCAAGCTGCATTTCCAGAATGCGGTCGGCTGCCTCCGGCACGTAGTCGGCGGAGCTTTCATCCTCGCATCCGAGGGCGTATAGAATTTCGCTGCCATCGCCGTCCTCGGCAAAAAAGCCCGTTTCTGTGATGTGAAAGCCGCTTGTTACGGCGCTGTTTGTGAATCGCGCCGTCAGTGTCGCATAATCGTTTCCGACAGAGACGGCGGAAAAATCAACCGTAAGAACCGGATTGTTCAGTCCGACTGCGGTTTCCGGCGTTTGCGCCGCGCCGTTGCCGATTTGCATTTTGGTAAATTGGATTGGCTCACCGGTCAAGGCTTTTAACAGAAGCGCTTTTCCGGCGGCGGTGAGTTTGGGTGTCATATAAATACCTCCTCGTATAGGATGTTATTTTCTTCGTCTGTCAGGGCGTTCCCGTTTTCATCGGCGAGGCTTGCCGTATATGTCACGCCGGGGCGGTCAGACCGAACGGTGCGTTTCATGGAAATGCGGAATGCGGCGCCTGTATAATGCGTCATTTTGCGTTCCGTAAGCAGAATGGACGGGCTGATGTGAAGATTGGCGGGAACATATCGCCGCAGCTCCCCTATGATGTGCGGATAGTCAGAAGACACAGGCAGCGCCGGATGCAGGACATAATTCTCCACGACGGGCGGCGGCGCGCCATCTCCGCCTGCGGTTTTGATCCAGTCTGCAAGCCAGCGGCTGGTATAGAGCGCGCCCCCGAGCCATGCGGCTTTGAGCCTTCTTCTGCGGTCATCCAGCGTGTCGGCGGCAAGCGGCGTGATGGCAAGCTCGTTTTCCCATGCGGTGATGCCGTCCTCTGTGGCAGTGTCAATGAATTGGTTGTCCATCACGCGTTCCAGCGCATTCCATGCCGCCTCCATCTCCGGCTGCTGCGCGGCGGCGATTGCTTCCAGTTCGGTGATGCCCCTTAGAACAGGAGGAAGATAGTCGATTAGCTTCCTATTCATGCACCACACCTCCGGGGGCGAGGGCAGGGAGACTGTCCTCGCCGAGCGTCAGATTCGCCGCTTTGCCGTTTAAGGTCGTGCTGTCGATGTCTGTAATCAGCGCGGCGCACGCCGAAAGGATGCGGCTTTCCAGCTGCGAAATGCGGAGCGTGATGCTTCCGCTTGTTTCCCATGCTTTGGCAAGCTCGTCAAAATAGGCGCTGACAGCGGCGTTTACGTGGCTTTTTGCGTCATTCCACGTATATCCGGCGGCAAAGGTGAGATGCGTGCATACCGTAATCGGGGTATACTTCACGCCTTCCACGAGGACAACATGACCGATTGGTGCAAGCCCCAGTCCCTCGCCCGCATTTTGCACAGGATCAACGGCGGTTTGCACGGTGTCGATCAGCTCCTCCGAGGGCGGCGCGCCGTTTGCCGCCATGATGACAAGCTTCACCGTGCCGCCAACGGTCAGCTTCCGGTTTCGGGCGGCGCTGTATACGGCGTTAAGCCATGCTTTTGCCGCCGCATCCGTGATGCCGTCGATGTTTGCGTCATACCATGCCTGCACGGCGGCAGAGGGTATCAGCGCCGCGGGCGGCGTGTCGGCATTCCATGCAGGATGCACCTTGACGGCGGAAACACCGGGGATTTCAAGCACCTTTGCTTTATAATCCGCCTGATTGCCGCCAAAGGATTTGGTCTGTATGGAATCGAGGACGCGGCGACGGAAAACCTCGGTGTCCTCCTCATCCTCGCCGGGAATCAGTAGCTCACAGAGGACGGCACGTGTCAGCCCTGCGATGTATTCAATCGGAATCAGCGCGCCGGCGCGCTTGTTGGCGGCGCTTCCCGCTGTTTCGCATGTCACCTTATAGCTAAGACCGGTTTCGGTGTCTTCTGCGGGATTCATGCGCTCCGTTACGGTGAAATTGAGTTCCTCGCAGGAAAACCGTGTGCCGATCGGCACAGGCATATTCAGTTCCGCACGGAATACGGCGGCGCTTGCCGCCTTGGGTGCAAGTCCGCGGTCAGCCGCCCGCCTGATGAGGTATTCCCGCGGCGCTGTCGCAAGATAGGTGGCGGCAAAGACAAAATCCAGCCCGATGTATAGCTGTGCCAGTTCCGCCATGGATGGCGCGATTCCGTTATACACCATCGAGCCCTCTCGTTTGTCAAGCGATGGGCTGACGCGCGCCATCGCTCCTGCAAGCAGGGCTTCGTATGTCTGTTCGCCAAATAAACTCATATGACTACCTCCTTTGTGCTTTCGATGTCACCGTAAATGGAGTGAACCGTAAAGGTGACGATTACGGATTTTTTGTCAGCTTCAAACCGCCAGCCGTCCACGCCGGTGACGCGGTCATCCTGTGTCAGCGCTTCGGTAATTCTGCGCTTGACCTCGCTCATCACATAATCCCGTGACTTGCCGAAAAGGTCAGAGAGCTCTACGCCGTAACCGTAGGAATAAATCGGATACCGATAGCGCTCCACGTTTAAAATCAGATAAATGGCTTGCCGCAGTGCGTCAGCTCCGTCTGTCAGACCTGTCGTGCGCCCATGTTCGATGTCCAGCCGCCAAGTGCGTCCGGGTTGCTTTTCGGCGGAGAATCCGGCAAAGCCAAGGTCACCGCCCGTCCGCGGAAGATAGATGTTTTCAGTCATTTTGGACTTCCTCCAATCGGTCTAAAACAATGAATTTCTGTCCGCCGTCACACCGCAGCAAAAGGACCTTTTCGCCCTGTTGAAGTCCGGTGTGCGCGCGGTATTGCTGTTTGCTTTCCCCCTCGCGGGAGAGGGGGAGCGTATGATCGCGCACAGCGCTTGTTGTCAAAAGCTGTGACGCGGGAATTGTGATTTTCTGCCCGATGCGGATTGCAAGCGGCGTCACGGAGACCACCTCGCCGATTTTCATGCACATCGGATCATGCGCCATGACCGCCTCCACTGCTGCGCGCTTGATAATGCGGATAAGCTCGTCGGAATTAAGAGACAAATTGACCACCTCGCAGTTTTAAGTCCATCAGGTGTTCGCCGTCGCCAAAGGTGTGCTTGACCTGCTCCACCATCAGAAAATTGGAGACGCTCATATCACCGAGGTTGAGAATCACCGCCAGCAGCGTGCCGGCACGCACACGCGTATCGCCGAGGGCGTCTTTTACCGTAAGCGTGCGGCTTTTTGCGTTGTAAAGCGTGAGGAGCGCATCCGCCATGCTGCGGAGATTGACCTCTGCATCGCTCACCTTTTCCGTATATTGCAGAACGCCCCATTTTTCGATGCTGTCTGCATCCTTGACAATGACAGGCTCCTCTCCCTCACGGAAAAGGCGGATTTTGTTGTAGGTATCGTCCGCGATGCTTGTTTTATAGTCGAAATCGCCGGCGGTGTCGTGGTCGATGACAAGATTTAATTTCATGTTCGATACATCAGAGAGCGTGAGCCTGCCCGCTTTATCGTACAGCACATAAAGCGTGGTTTTCGCTTTCATCGTTTCGTCGAGGGCGTTCTGGATGATGTCAAACAGGCTTTTGCCGTCCTCGGTGCGGCTCCCGATTTTGTATCCGGTGTCTTCCAGCTCGCCGACGGAAAGACCGAAATCCTCTGCCAGCATCTGAATGACCTCCGTCGCGGTCTTATTTTCGTACTGAAAATAGTCCTTGTTTTTGAGGTAATACAACTGGTCGTATACCGTTACTTTGATGAAGCGGTCGTTGCTGCCTTGCCGTGATTTTTCAAAGACAAAGCCGAAAAAGAATGGCTCGCCGTTCACCGAAAAGCGGCAGGCGTCTCCTTCCTCGAAAAGGAGCGCGTCGGTTTTGACAACTTCAAAGGAGAGTCTGCCCGGCTGTCCCTTGCGGTCCCATTCGATGGTTACGCCGTCCGCAACGGGCGGATAAAAAAGGGCGTCGCCGTGTTTAATAAAAAGCTCATAGGTCACCATGGTATTGTCAGCACATAGCCGGCGCTTATGAGGTTGGGATTTGTGACGATCTCCTTGTTTGCCGCATAAAGCTCCATGTACCGATCTCCTTCCCCTGAAAATTGTTTGGCGATGCTCCAAAGTGTGTCGCCCTCCTGCACGGTGTAGGTGGTGGGATGCGGCGCGCTTTCCGCCGGACGTTCGGCCTTGACGAGAACGGTTCGGGCATCGGCGGATGAACCCTGTTTCCTCAGATACTTGGTCGGAAGCCACATATAAAGCTCCATGATGCGCGCCTCCGTTTCGCCGCCGAAGGTCTCGATTTCCTGCACGGTATAAGGGTTCCCGATATAAGCGGCGGGGATTTTCAAGCCCTTCATTTTTTCATAGCGTTCGCTGAACATTGCCCCTTCCATAATCGTTACCTTGTCACGTGCGGCAATGTTCGGAGATGCTTCTCCGGCGTCTTCCGTTTTGATGGTGATGGTTTTTGTTCCGTAGCTCCGGTACTGTTTCAGCTTGACGGCAACGCTCACGTCAAGTCCGTTTTCGGCGTTTTCCTCGATGGTGTAGTCCTCCACGCTTACCTTGATGTTGGTGTCAAAGAGCAAGCGTCCGTCAGGGCTTGTACGCGTCATAATGAACTGTGTTGTCTGCCGTCCCGTTTTTGCCTTTTCCAAAAGGTTCAGATAGAAGTCCGGCGTGCGCACACCGCTCAGCATGGGGAAGGTCAGCGAGAGGGAGATTTCCGTCAGTCCCGGCAGCTTCAAGAGGTTGATTTCCCCCTCGTTTAAGAGGGTGACGGTTCTGTTTTGCCCCTTGATTTTTAGGGAGAGCTTGCCGGGTGTTTCCGGCATCAGCACGCCGAATAAATAGCATCGATACATCAGTATACCCCCTCTCCCGCTGTTGCCAGCGCTTCTGCCAGACCGTCGGTCAGATAACCGATGACACCGTCGATGTCCATATTGCTGTCGATGCGGTTGGTCATGCCGGTCATGTCGATTTTCACTTCTGCCGTGGTGAAGCGGTTGATGGCTTCCTTTTCGGCGATGTCGCGCAGATAAGCGAGCTCCTCGCCGCTTTTTCCGGTGTTGTATGCGATTTCGTCGGTGTCGGCGGCAATCCAGTCCATGCCGTCGGTTATATCGGCGAAGTCCCATGTGCTGCCCTTGCCGAAAAAGTTGCCGACAGCGTTATCTACGCTTTCCCCAGCGGAATATCCGGCATTCCATGTGTCTTTATAGTCAAGCGTCAACCCTTTTGCCGTCAGATTGAGTGTCGACACGACTTCCTTATATTTGCCGTTTCCGTATTCCTGTGTGGCGGCTTCGATTTGTTCTGCCAGATTATCACGCCATCCCTGTATGGTGTCTCCCATATGTGTTTTGAAAACAAAATCCATAGCAGAGGCGATTTTTTGCAGCGTGGCAAGCACGCCGTCCGCCATGCTACCGAACAATTTGATAACTGCGCCGACAGGATCACGGAATACATTGTAAATAAAATTGGCAATGCGGATAAACGGATTGATAAGCCGCTCAATCACGCCGAGAATCAGCTCGAAAAGGGCGCATATCTGATTCCAGATGTACGCGGCGGCGGTGCATATCGTGCCCAAGATGATGCCGGTGGCGGAGGTGGTTGAACCGGTTAACTTGTTAATGCCTGCTACGATAGCATAAATTGCCACGATTACCGCGATGATAACAATTAAAATCCATGTAAGCGGGCAAGCCATAAGGGCGGAGTTGTATGTAAATTGCGCTGCTGATGCTGCCGCTGTGTTTCCGGTCAGTACACCAAATCCGATAGAGATAAAATTTTGAACGGCATTGAAAGCACCACTTGCAATAGTGGCGACTTTTTGAGCAAGTGCTACGCCCTTGGTGGCGATTATATAGACGCCAAGTGCCGCAGCGATGCCATATATAATCGGAGCTATCCAGCTCCAATTATTTGTCACAACATTACACACCGCCGCCAGCCCCTTTGTCAGCAGCGTCACAATGTTCAGCACCGCATTGATTGGCGGCGCCAGACCGGCAATCAGGCTTTGCAGTCCCGGCATGTTCTGGTTAATCGTCTGGAAGAACTGCATGACTGCCGGATAGATGCGCGCGGCAAGCTCCTCCCGCATATCGCCGAACGTATTTTTCATTTGCGTGATTTGTCCGTGCGGCGTGTTTGCCATACGTGCGGCAAGCCCCTCCCAGCTTTCGTTTATGACGTCGCTGATGACGAGCGCCTTTTCCATATCCGTGCCGTTTTTTATAATTGCTTTTTGCTGCTCGGTGAAGGCAAAGCCTTTTTGCGTCATCGCATCATAGCTTCCGGTCATGACCTTGCCAAGCCCCGTGGCGTAGTCGACCATTTCCTTGTAGCCGACCTCACCGCCGCCGGACATGCCGGCAGCATAGTTTGTCAGGGTATCCATCATAACGGCGATTGCTTTTTCGTCCGTCATGTAGGTGGAGAACTCTGCGGCGCCGCCTAAGAGCGCTTCGTCGCCGTACATGGTTTTACCTTGCAGGGCGCTTGCCTGCGTTTGGATAGCGGAAAACGCTTCGGGGGAAGCGCTGTTGTTTCTTAGTACCGTTTTCAGTTGTGTTTCGGCTTTATTCTGCGTATCAAACAGGGAAAGGCTGTCTCTGATCCACTGAACGCCTTTCATGCCGAGATACGCTGTGGCAGCCCCCTTGATTTTTCCCCAAAGACCGTTTGCCGCTGAGCTGCCCTTGCTCAATTTCTGGTTTAACTTCTCCTGCTGCTCATTGCATGTCTTGTAGGTTTCCGCCATGTTATCCAGAATGGCGTCTGCCTGCCCGAACAGCTGGCGGGCTTCGTTTAGGTTTTGCGTGTTGAACGCCTGACCTGACGCCTTTTCGCAGGCATAAAAGCTGTCGATGACAAGCGTCATTGCCTTGGTGATTTTGCGCAGTGCCGGCGTCATGCCGTCGGTCAAAATTAAAGATGATTTGATAGCGCCCATGACGCGCTCCTTTCCCGAAAAGAAAAACGCGGCGGGGAAGCGTCGCGTTTATTTTCGTTTTGCTTTGCTTTTTGCCGCCGCCGCTTCCTTTTTTTCATTTTCAACACGAATGTCGATGGCGGCGATGACAAAAGCGCGCTCGTATGGATCGAGCGATAAAAATTCATGCGGTTTCCAGCGGAATTTGTGGAGGGCATAGTAGGCGTAATTTGCCTCGGCGTCGCCCCCCAAAATCAGTTTTTTGCTTCATCTGCCAGATCGTTTTCGCTTTCAAATCCGCAAAGGTCGGTGATGGCGAGGATGTAGCGGTCAAATTCGCCGGGGGAAAGCATGGCGGAAATGAGCGCTTCTGCCCCCATGACGCCGTAGCTTTCTTGCAGTGCCGCGTCGTTGAGGTCAGGGAAGACGGTGCATTTGACCGCCAATTTTGCCTGATAGGCGGAAGCGTCAAAATCCTGTGTGAACTGACCGCGCTTGCCCGATACCGGCGTATTTCGCATGCTTTCGCGGCGGAGCTTTTGGTTTTCTGCCGCTGTGATGCAGGTAATTTCCCATTCCGCGGGCTTCCCGTTTTCATCTGTGAAGCGGGGAGAAACCGCGATTTTCTTATTTTCGATTTTCTGTGCATTCTGTGCCAGAAATGCGGTGAGTGTTCTTGCCATAATGAAATCCTTTCTTTTCTCTTGAAAACAAGAGATTTTTGTTTTTTCTCATAAAAATATGTACTTTTTCTTGTCGCACAAGAAAAAGATACCAAAAAGAAGGGCGCAAGCGTCCCGCTTGACCATGCTGCGCGACTGATAGCTTTATGCTGTCGGCTCCCGCAGTTCTCAACATGAACAAGTTCATGTTGCCGCGCGCTCCCGGCGGCGACGCGGACGAACGCGGAACACGCCGAACGGGAAGTAAAGATAACACCAAAATCTCTGCGCCTGCGGGCGCAAGGTGATCAGTTGATTTTTGCTACCGCACGCCGAATGACGGCGAATACGCGTCAGCGTATAAGTCCGTCGTGCCCGGAGGCGTGTGTATGCGGTTATCAGTAGCACAAACGGAGTCCGAGGCAAGCGCCTCGGCGGCTCTTTTGGTATCTTTTCTCCCCGTGGAGAAAAGTACATCCCTCACATATAGGCGGGATTCTTAAATTTCTCAGGGCGTGTATAGCCGCCGGCAAAGCCGCTGATTTCCTGCTCAATGAAATCGTCTTCCGAGCCTGCAAGCGAGAGCAGAACGTCGCCGTCCAGTACGCAGTCGTTGTAGATTTTGGTGCTGCGGCCGGCGGACGTTGCGGGGTCCTCGTTTGAGGTCTGAATGTCGAAGGACGGCATCACGCCCGTTTTGATGAAACGGTCCAGCACGTCGTCGAAGATCTCCGTGCTTTTGTAGATGGTCATGGTGAAGGAAAGCTCAACCGTGGTCGGCTTCTTGCCCATGATGACAGAACCCATGCGGGGAACATCCTGCGTGGAAATGCTGGCTTTTCCCTCAAAGTTTTTGCACATCAGCATCGCATACCGTCTGCCGTCCAGCGTGACAAAGACCTCTGCCCATTTGGCAACCGGCGCGTCGTTTGTGTTCATCAGCTTGTTTTCGTTCATTTGTGTGTTCCTCCTCTGTTACTGAATGATGACGCTCATATAGAGCTGGCTCATCATATTTACGATTTTTAATCCGTCAATGGTCAGCGCCACGGAGCCATGGCTTTCACCCGGCGTGACCGATACCGTGTCCGTATCGAAATTCTCGATTGCCCGGATGGCTTCCAGTTCCCGGATGAGCTTCACCACGTCGTTCCACAGAGCAGCGCGTCCCGAAGCGTCGTTTGGCACATTGCCGATATAGCGGGTGTCAAACAGAACGGCGACATCGTTTGCGATTTGGTCGCACACGCGCACGGTCTGATTGTTTCGGAAGATTTCTCCCTTTTCATCCGTGACGGTGTGCAGGGTGTTGATGTCTTCCAGCACGCGCACCGTGCCGTCCACGTTATGAAGCATGAACTTGCCGGCTGCGATTGCCGCTTCCAGCTCCGCCTGCGTGTGGGAAGTATCAATAGCAAGCTCGCCGCTGTATGCAGCGTTTGTGAGCGTTTTGTTCACCGATACCGCTGCCTCTGCACCCGTTACCCAATATACAAGAGAGGCGGATGCGTTCGCATTCTTGACGTCGTTCCACACGCCGACGACGCCCTCGTAATCCGCGTTTTCCGGCTTGATACACACAAGCTGGAACTTTGCGCCGACCTCGTCGCGCATGCGCTTGGTGAAGTTGATGAATAACCCGACTGTGGTTTTGTCAGATGTGGGGCAGCAGAGCGCATTGTAGGAATATCCCTCGATTGCGTTCAGAAACGCCTGATAGTGCTCGCCTGTGATTTCCGTGCAGTCCGCACCGCCCGTGAAGGGACTTCCCGCGTCTGTCTGCAAGCTGTTTTCAATCCGGAAGCATACAAAATCATTGTCTTTTACGTCTGCCGCGTCGTTTACGGTCTGGGAATCGACGCGGATGCCGTCAAGATACGTTTCCACGTCAAAATATCCCGTGCGGTCTACGTTTGCGGAAACCTTTACGGTGATGGCGTTGCCGCGTGCGCCGGCATATTTGGCGGTGCCGTATTTGTTACTTGACGCTTTGACGCCGCTTCCGAGACGGTAGCAGTATACGCGCACTGCGTGGCAGAAAATTTCGCGCAGAGCGGTCAGCTCCGGTGCGTCGTAATCGTAGCCGAACTGTTTTTTGCTGTTTTTTCGGAAGTCCTCGGCTGTGACCTCGAAAACTGTGTTTTCAGCGCCCCATGAAAGAAGAAAAGGCGCAGCGGCAACACCTCTGTCCGAGAGTGCCGCGCTTGCTCTCGCAAGGCTTGTGAAGTTGATATATGTGCCGGGGATTCTCTTATTTTGGGTAGTCCATGTTCCTCCGCCAAGTGCCATATTAGTGTACCTGTCCTTTCAAATAAGTTTCAATCAGCGAATCCACCTCGTCGGTGGTATAGGCTTTGTCCTCTGCCAGCAGTGCGCCGACAAGGTCTTTTTTGGTTTTGTATTTCTGAGATGCCAGAAGCTGTGCCGCCGTGAAGCGGATTGCCTCTCTGTTTTCTGTGATTGTTTTGTTTTCCATTGTGTCCTCCTTAGTTCAAAGATAGTGTTTCCATCGGGGTATTTTCCGATGCCGTATAGGCAAAGTACGTGTATGAGACAGAGCAGTGCAGCACATCGTCCTCGATGGTAGATTCCTGTTTGTAGCAGTGCGCTTTGTCGCCGTTTGGCGTGGTGATTGTTTCGAGTATGCCTGCCAGTGTGTGAGCGATGCCAAGGCATTCCGCGCGTCCGCCCGTTTCGGTCGGATAATAAATCACGTCAAAAACAATCGACTGCTTTGCCCGTTTTCCCATTGCCGCGGTATGCCGCGGGGCGACGGGGACGACGCAAAAATCCCCCGGATGCAAGTCCTGCCCGACAGCGCCTCCGTGGATGTTTGCCGCCGGAAACGCACTGTGCAGGGCGAGCGTTACGCCGTCAAAGATTGCCATAAAATTGATTTCAGCCACCTAAAACCTCCCATAATTTCCGGTCGAGCATTTTTTGCAGCAGAGCGGGACGGATTTGTTCCAGCTCATCCTCCGAAACGCGCAGCATATTGTGTCCCTCCACCCATTTTCCGTTGACGCTGTGATAACCAAACTCCACAAAGCCGGCGTATTCCACCGGATTGATGACCTCGATGATGTAGGTGTTTCCGCGCTTTTCGATGGGAAGATTTTGTGCGTATTCGTCGGGGCGGACGTCTTCTCCGCCTGTCCAGCCGCGCCGCAGCGTGCCGCCGTTTTTGCCCGTGACCTTATTTGCTTTGTGTGTGAGCGTTTTTCCGTCTGCCGTTGTGCATCGAAATTCTTTCCCATCGTAGTGTCCTACGGGTGTGCGCGGAATTACAAGGCCAAGCAGACGGGCGGCAAGCTCCTTTGAGGCGATCTCACAGAAGGTGTCAAGCTCGCTTTTTTCGAGCGTTTGCAGTTTGTGCCGCAGCGCTTTCAGCTGCTTGCAGTCGCCTTTTCCCCATGTTTTTGCCATTACGCCCACCCCCCGAACTGTTCCAGCGGGATTTCCTGATGCACGGAATACACCGCGGGAACGCCGCTTTGCCTATATCGCTCGGTAACGCCGTTTTGCGTGACCGTGATTTTGGAGCCTGCCGGAATCGTTACGGTGCGGTCGATAAACAGCGTGGCACTCTGTGCGGTCACAGCGGCGCTGTCGCGCTTCTCCGTCGGCGCTGTTGCGCCAAAGGAGAGACGGCAGGGAAGATTTGCATAGAGAACCGTCTCGCACGCCACAGCGCGTCCTGTGCGCTCATCGGTGATGTGCTCCTGCACCGTGACGGTGCATACCCCGCGCCATAGGCTCTTTATAGCGCGGGAATACCGGATGCCGCCTACCATAAAAGCCTCCTGAAACGGGCGAACAGATAGGCAGGCGGATGGATGAGCCTGTCCAGCATCGCGTCAAAGCGCGCCTCCGGCGTGCTGCCGTCCGGTGCGTCCGCGTATTCGACGGAAACATCCCCCTCGGAGATTCTTTTTGCGGGGGCGGAGAAGTCAAACGCCTCGTCGAGTTTGCCCGCCGCTTTTTTCTCCGCGAGAAAAAGTCCCGCCGCCATATCTGCCCATGTGCGGCGCAGTCCGTCGGGAATGTCAGCGCGGTTGATATTCGCACGGATTTTCTCGGCGGCATGCTCGATGGCGTATAGAACGGCGGCGTCCGGCTCTGCCGTTTCTGCCACGGGATAGCCGAACATGACAAGCCTTGCTGTCACATCCTCATAAATCGCCATGTTGTCACCCCTTTGCAAGTCAGCCGCGGGAGAAGATGCGCGCGATGGCGATTGCCTTGTGGTTGATGTAGCTTCGTCCCGCTTCCGCCTCTTCACCGGAATGAACAAGTGACCAGTTTGCGCCATTCGCAAGCTCCGCGTCGGTCGGGGAATTGCTTGCCTGATGCTCCTTTTCATAAGAGATGCCAAACGGTGCAAAGCACTTGCGCTGGCGGATGTAGAGCGTATCCTCGCCGCCATTCACTTTGGGATCTCTGTCCATTTCATAAGGCACTTTCGCGCCGACATCCTCATAGGAAATCGCGCCTTTGCCGAGTGCATAGGTGGTGTAGCGTGTGCCGGGGACGATAAAGTCACCCGCCGCAAGGGTTTTTGCGCCGAAGTAGGGCGCAGCGTCGCTGAGCTTGATCTCACCGTCCTTGGGTGTGGCGGAATCGGCAACGATTTTAACCGCGCCTGCGGTATCTGCCGCCGCGTCAAAATAGCCTTCCTCCGTTGGCATATCGTCGTCGACCACGACGAGCTTGCCGTTCCATGTGCCGAGTTCGAGAGAGCGCTGAATGCCCTCCTTGTCGGTGTATTTGAGGCGTTCGATGAGATTCAGGTTTTCCAGTCCCGTGGAAACATCGCTGTGCATAAACACAAGGGAAAAGCTCTTTTTGTTTGCGCCGCAGGCTTTGTTTGTGGCGGAATTGAGGGTGGACGCCGTCATGCTGCCATCCACCGTGGTGGTGTGGCGGCTTACGAACTCCTCATTTTTGGTGTCGCCTGTCATGGCGAAAATGCCGCGCAGGATGGCGAGCAGCGTTTTTTGGTCGAGACCGTCCTTGTATTCGGCAATCTGCTTTGCCACATTGTCCATGAAGTCGATACCGCCTGTGATGTCATAGCTGAAATCCTTTTCAACCCACGCTTTGGCGCGACCGACCACGACAACGCCCTGTTCAAAGGTTTTGGTGCTGGTTGCGGTGATGTCGGTCTGACCGTCATAGTTGACCGCGTCGCCGTCAATCAGTCCGCGCACGGCAATGCGGGAATAGAGCGTGCCGTTTTGGCTGCCGAAGACACGCTTGATGTCGGGATTTGCCGCGAGCGCCGCGGATTTTTTGAGCTCGTTCATTTTCAGGTTGGGAACGGTGCCTACCTTATAGGCAAACGCTTCCGGATTAAAACTTTTGGAATCGAATTTTGTGTTGGGCATGTTTTTTTACCTCTCTTTTTGTTTTAGCCGAGCTGTGCGTCAGGATTCGCTTCAAGGTATGCGCACAGCTCGTCATAGCTCATATCCTTGGTTTCTTTTCCCCATATGGGAGTGGTTTTGCCGTCCGCCGTGCCGGGCTGCATTCCGCGGAATTGTCTGTCGCCGCCCGTCTTGAAAAGAAACGCGGTAGCGTCCGCTTTTGCCATGCCGGCAAGCTCATCCGAAAGCCCCCTGACCGTGCCATCGTCGGAAAGCGTGGCGTCTTTCAGAAAATCGGTGAGCAGCGCCTTGACGGCGGTGTTGTTCCGCGCGCCTGCCGCGGTAAGGGCGGCGTCCACCGCGCCGTCCAAACGAACACGGGTGATTTCCGCTTCGTATTCGGATTTGGCGGCCACGTTCTGTGCTTGCAGATCGGCAATCTGCTGTTTTAGCGTCTCCACATTGCCTGTGGATGCCCTCAGCGTTTCCAGCTGCGCGTCGCGTTCGCGCACCTGCGCTTCCAGACTTTTAAGCGCCTCGTTTTTGGCATTGAAATCTGCCTTTGCCACAAAGTTTTTGCCGATCTCCTGTGAGATTTTTTTGTCGGCATCCTCGGTGTAGCTTTCGCCGAGAATCTCTTTGAGCCATTCGAGCATATGTGCCTCCTTTTTCCGCCGTCCTTTTTATCGAGCCTGTCCTCGCATGGCGGGCACGGTTTCTATTCCGCTGTGCTGCGGTATTTTTTGTATGAAAAAAGCACCGTGCATTTTTGCACGATGCTTCTGACATCGGGTATGGGGGTGTGATAATTAATTCTGGTCATACAACTCATCATAGAGCCGTTGCAGCTTCAAGCCGACTGTGTTCAGTGCATAGTTGGCATCAAAGCCGATTTCTGTGATTTTTGCATCGAGGGCGAGGAGGGTATCATTCACATCATCAAATATCTCAACGGCGTATTCCGTTAATATGTCTTTCTGTTTTTTGGTTATGTTCATGATATTTCCTCCTTCGGGGAGAGGAGGGAATGCTGAAAGCTTTCTGCCACTCACACCACTGGTTTTTGCTCGATGTTTTCATATCAGGTATTGAATTATGATAATCAGCGTTCAATGATTTCCCATTTGCCGCCGGGGGAGCTGCCGTCAAGCGGAGCGGGGTTTTCCTTGGAATAAAGATAGTCCTCGCCGCTGTCGTCAATGACGCGGTACATGCCGTTTTCCTCGACAGCTTCATATATTTTGCCGTTTGTGAGACTCTCAATGCCAAACGACGGTCCTATATATTTGAGCTTCATTTTTTGCGCTCCTTTTTGTATTTTAATTTTACCTCGTATTGTATTCCGTCACGCTCATACCAATGCAAGTCAAAAACATGCTGATCGCTTGTTACTTTTCCCGCACGTTTTTGCCAGTCATCCGCTTTGCCACCATAGGTATCGACCAGTCTGGTTACGCAACGGATGGCGTTTTCGGTGTCTCTGCCGGCGATTGTTGTGATTTTATCAAATTTGGTATGCTGAGGAATGAATTGTTTCTCACCGTTGTATTCGTAGGAGAGCTGCTCTTGTAAATAATTCTTTGTGCGCGCTCTCGCTTTAACCGTTCCCAAGTGTCTGTATCATTGTATTTAAGATTCTGAAATTCAGGGAAAGTTTTTGGTATCTCATTACCGAAAAGCTTTTTGTATCTTCCGTACTGCGCCTTGTCTGCATTTTCATTATAACGCATTCTGCGCAGCCTGTCAACGCTGCCGTCTCCGTGTAGGGCGTCCTGTTTTGCCTTCCATTCCTCATAGCTCATGTTTGCGGGAACATTGAAGCTGTCGCCTGTTACGGCATCGCTGGCGATTCTCGTTCCCATGCCTTCCATATCGGCAAAGTACGGCGCGGTGCATCCGCGGCACCATGGATGAAAGGGCGGTGCGGTTGCGCCTACCTGATATTGGCTCATGTCAAATACTTTGCCGTCCATCGAACCACAGACGGCGCAGGTGCTGCGGTCGAGTGTTTCCACCACGCGGTACTGCCTGACGCCGAGATTTTCAAAGCAATCCTTTCTTGCGGCGCTTGCAAAGTAGGCGCTCTCGGTCATGACTACACGCCCCGCGTTTCGCTTGGAAACGCCGAATTGCTTTGCGATGGCGGCAATCGCCTTGTCAGGCGCTTCGCCGAGCGCGAGCATCCGTGTCAGCTCGTTGCTCACCGTTTCCACGAGCCTTGTTTTGTCCGTCCAGCACCGCGCACGGAATGTCTGATGGTCGGTCGTCCACGGGCGGGAAAGAATTTTTTCAAGCCTGCCGGTGTCAACCGCCTGCATTGTCCAGCCTACGCCGATTCCTTTCTGCACCTCGAATGCGGTGTGGTGATAGCTTTCCATATAGGCAAGCTCCGCGGCTTTTTCTGTGATTTTGAGCCGCTCCGCGGTCAGTGCTTCCGCATGCTGGCGAAGCTGGATTTTTAAGGCTTCCAGACGGGAAATGTGTACCCGTGCGGACGCGTTTTTCAGTTCTTTTTCCCATGCACCGGTGATTGCGTGCTCTCTGCCGTACCGGATGTATTCCTGCACCGTCCAGTGAAATTCTTTAAGTTCGCTGCCGGTAAGCCATTTTTGCGCGGCGGAATAGGAAATGCCGTTATTATCGGCAAATCGTTGATACCATGCGCGGATTTCCGTTTCCAGCTGGGCGATGGCGGCGTCATACTGCCGTTCCAGATTCCGCACATAGGAATAGGAGCGGTCCGCGAGCGCCTTTTCCATGATTCCAAAGCGGCGCGCCCAGTATTCGTCATTCTTCATTTGTCATACCGTCCGCACCGGAATGCTGTCCGCCTGCCGTATTCTCAAATGCGGCGCGGTAGGTGTCGACCTCCGCTGCGGCTTCTTCTTTTTCAGTTTTCAGACGTTCCAATTCTTTTTCCGGATCATCAATCCACGGATGCTGCTTGATGATGGTCTCGCCGCTGATGATGCCGACGGATTTTCCGCAGTTTTCAATGGCTTCCGATTCGTTCACCAGAATGTCGCGGTTGAAAATGACCGTTACCTCCTCGCCGTCGAAATCGCCCGCACCTGTATTGGCAAGGTGCGCGTTCACAAACCAGAGAAGCTCCTCAAAAGCGGCTTGAAATTCGGTTTCCATGCCGTTCGCGTCGAGATCGATGTCGGAATACATGGAGCGGATGTTCATCTGGTTCGGTGTTCCCGCCATGCGTTCATCCTTGGCGTCGTAGCCGCGTGCGTTTTCAATGATCGCTTTTTTCAAAAGGTCGATTACGGTTTTGTAATTCTCCGCATTGACCTCAATGGAGAGTACGTCAACCGCGCCGTCCGCACCGTCTGTGCTGCGCACTTTTACCGCGCCATATGTGGCAAGGTTGCGTCGGAACTCGCCGAGGTTTTCTCCGTCGTAGTTGTGCAGGACCAGAACGGTGTTGCGCACATCCTCCTCCATGCTGTTGACAAAGTTGGAAAGGAGCAGATTGAGCGCATCCTGCAAGCACCGCACGCGGCAGAGCAGGGGAAGCTCGCGGTGATTATACTTGAAGCACACGAGCGGGATGCGCGACCAGTTCAGCGCACGGGGCTTTCCCGTTCCGACATCCATTGCGGTAAGGTATGCGCCGGATGCCGCGTCGGGATCGGGAACCAGCTCGCCGCCCTCCCAGAGAAAGCGGTCGATGCCGCCTGCGTGCATGACCTCTGCTTTTTCGATTATGTGTTCGTTTCCTTTTTCGTCGTACTGGCAGACAGGGAAGAGATGCACCGCAAGGTCAAGCTCCGTGTGGGCAGTGTCCGCCCAGAACGGCAGAACCTCGTGCGCAGGCAGCATGGCGATGGCAAACTCGCCGCTGCCATCGTAGTACGGAAACAGCCACGCCTTGCCACCCGTCAGCGCCTTTTCTGCGGCGATGCGCAGGGTGCGCTGTGCTTTTTTGCCGAATATGCGCGTCAGTGCTTTGCCGTATGCTTTGTTTTTGGTGTCGAAGGTAATCGGCTTGCCGCAGAGGTAATTCGCCTTTTGGTCGACCATCTTTGCATACTGATTGTCGATAATCCGGTTGTTCGGCAGATTCTTCACCTCGTCAAGCTCGCCCTTTTCGTTGATTACGGTGCGGCGGCGGGTGAGAATTGCCTGTTTTCCGTCATAATATTCGTCGCCCTGTATCTGGCGGCGGCGCTCCGCGGAGGTCAGCCACTTTTTGATTTCAAGCTCCAAAAACGCTTTATCCGTGATGCCGGGGACGATGCCGGCGCTGACGCGTGCCAGCATTTCCGCGGACAGCGGATCAAAATGAAACAGCTTCACGGCTGTCCCTCCTTTACTCAAAACTGAAATGAGAACCGACGGCATATTCTTCAAGCGCGTACCGCATGGCATCCATCAGGTGGTTGAAATCATCGATGGGGCGGTTCAGCTTTCTGCCGGTTGCGGCGTCCTTATCCCATGTGTAGTTGCCGATTTCGGTTAAAAAATTGGTGCATCGGGGATGGATGAATAGTTTGTAGTCCTGTATGTAATCAATACCGCTGTTTATGCTGTCCTTACCCTTGCGGGCTTTTCGGATGTGGGAAAGTCCGAGGGTGTAAAGCCTGTCAATGCTTTTTGGCTCGGCGCTGTCTGCGCGGATGCGCTCCTTTGCATATCCGGCGGCGGTTATGGCGGCAGCAATGTCCTCGTTGCTCATGCCGCACTTATATATCTCGTCAAATACCCAAAGCGTTTTGCCGACGGTATCAATCAGTCCGCAGAACAGGGCAGTGGGATCGTTCGTATATCCGAAATCCAGCCCAAAGGCGGAACGGATGCCGGGCAGCTTTCGCACTTCTTCGATGTCGAAAAGGCGCTCTTCCCAGTTTTCATAAACCAATCCGTCCACAATGCCCCATTCGCCAAGTCCCGCGACGTGGTATCGGCGCGGATTGTTCTGCCTCATGGTTTCAAATACCTTTTTATCCGCATCGTCCAGCCATTCATTGCAAAGGTAATTGGTCGTCATGGCAAGAATATCGGGATCGGGCGGAGCATCAAAAAAACGGCGTTTCATCCAGTGATGCTCATTCCACGGATTAAACGTCAGCGTAATCTGTTTGAAAAGTCCCGGCGGCATTTCGCCGCGGATGCTTTCGTCCAGCGTGTCAAAATCCGCCTCGGAGGTGATCTCATAAGCCTCCTCAATCCAGAGCCAGCAGAGCACGCCGATTTCCACAGTGATGGAGGTGACTTTCAGCGGATCGTCAAGCCCGCGGAAAAGAATTTTTTGCCCTGTGGGTTTGTAGGTCATTTCAAGCGGACTTTCTTTGATGTCCCACCATGCGGTGACGCCGAGGCGGTGTATCGCCCATTTCAGCTCCGTAAAGCAGCTGTCTTTGAGCGTGCGATAGGTTTTGCGCACACAGAGTAGGTTTGCCTCGCGATATTCCATAAGCCGCACAATGCAGTTCAGCGCGGTGGTCTTTGACTTCTTGGAGGCGCGTGAGCCTTTGCACACGCGGTAGCGTCCTTTGAAGCGCCAGAACGTGCCGTATCCCTTACCCACGATATCGGGAAGATTCAGGTGGCGGCGTTTAGTCTTCAAGCTCCTCACCGCCTGAAATCACCACAGGGACAGCGCCTGTTACGCTGCTATCCGTTTTGGTGGAGTAGCCGTATTTTGACATCCATAGTCCCGCAAGCTGAGAGGGAAGTGCGCCCACCTCAAATTTGATGCGGGCATCTACCTCACATTCCTCCCGCATACGTGTGACGGTGTCAGCAAATATCGGATTGGATGCGTAATGCTCATAAAACGCAGCTCTGGAAATCCCGGCCCAAACACAAAAGCCCTCAATGGTGTATGTGATCGCTTTTTTCACCTTGGCACTGACAAACTGACTGTTTTTGGCGCTGAAATCATTGACAAAGACTGCTTGATTGTTGCAATTCTCCTTGTAGTCAGCCCATGCCTGCTCCAATGTCTTGACGCTGTTAAATTTTCTCGGTCTGCCCATTTTATCAAACAGCCCCTTTCCTCGTAAAATAAAAGAACAGCGGGCAGGAATCTTAGGAGGTGGTTCCCGCCGCTGTTCGATTGTGGGTGACATTGCCTGCATGGTCAATATCCTCGTTTTATATTCTATCACGAACGAAGCGAACAAAACGAACAACTTTATGCTTCTGCGTGATTTTCTTTTTTCTCTGATTTTGCGATGTATCGCCTGCACGCCATGCGCACACTGTCCGGTGTGCCGCCTGCGGTTCGGTGCGCCACCTGCACCCAGTTCAGCCCGTCCACAAAGCGCAGATAGAAAATCTGCCGGAGATAACTGTCCGGTATGCCGGCTATGTACCGTTCAAGACGCAGTTTTTCACGGATGCACATGGCGAGCTTTGTTCGGATGGATGCTTCCAGTTCCGCAATCTCTGAAATGCGGCATTCGAGCATATTCTCACAGGATGGGCTTTTCGGCATTCCGTTATAGCTTGGTGTGCGTGGGCTGGATATGCTGGCGCGCAGGGAAGAGAGACGCTCCCTGTCGGCGTCAATTTCTCGGTTCAGGTAGTAGAGCTGGGATAATTCTTTTAGCGTCATAGCGTTCCTCCTTTGTTTTTTGGTTCGTAATGCTTCATAGGCACTCACCTCCGGAATAGGGTGGGGATTCGACATAGCACCAAGACTGCGGGGGACTTGTTAACCTATGACACCAACCATTCCATTCTTCCCAGCATTTGTAGCAAGGCGGTATACCTTTTCCGTCCCAAGTTTCCTCCGGACAACCATCCCAATGATCACCGTCGACAGGACCTATTGCACAGAAAGGTATATTAACGTAATCTTGCTTATCGTATGCTTTGTGCCAATTTTCATTGTATGACCAAAATTCCCCAAGCTCCCGCGGCTTGTCGTAGATGATGAGATCGGAGATACGCCAACCGTAAAGCGGTGCAAGTTTACCGTATGAGACAACCTCATCATACGAAAGACAGCTATGTTTCAGCCATTGATAATCTGGATTTCCCCCAACCGCTGCATATCTATTTTCATGACCAAAAACTGTAAAATGCCGAATTTCAATGTTTTCTATCTTGTCACACACAAACTCACCGATGATCTTGCCGATTGGCTTCGTACAGTATATGTAGCACTTAAACGGTGTAGCAAGTTTCGGCTTTGTTTTCCTCACCTCAATGGTCTTTTCACCGGATGCGATTTTCTCACACCATTCCGGATGTATGGGAAGTAATACGGATTTCATTCTTCGTCACCTCCATCCATCTTTGCGCCGCAGTGGGGGCAGTATTTCCAAGAATCTCCACCTTCAAATACTGCTTGACAAATACTACAAATCGCTCTTTCAAAACCAAATCTGTCAGTTAACCAGCGTCCATGCTTCACTTCCTGCACATCGGCAGCAGGTAATTTTTCCACCATATTAGCGGCAGAGAAAAATACCTGTTTGGGGGTTCCTAACGCCATTTCAGCTTTTGCGTTCAATATCTTAATCAGACTTTCAGCATTTATATATCTCATCATTATTCCGCTCCTTTCAGCATATCGGGGTTGTCGTATATGTTTCCGATGACTTCAACACGTGGTTCTCTGCCTACATAAACAATTCTTCCTTCTCCCACAACAACACCAAGAAAACGAGCGTTGGAACCGTCCCATTTAACAGTAAAGGTAAATCCTAAGCTATCTATGCAAATATCCCCCTCAAAAATCATCTTCCCGTTTTTGTCTTGTAGTCCTGTGTACTGTCCGACGGTTTCTGGAATGATTTCAAACCCTGAAAGACCACCTAAATCAAAATCAAGGGTTATATCTTTATAAATAAAATGTTGATATTTTAAGTATCTTATCACACAAGAATGATTTGATTGGCAAGCATAAAATCCTTCAATCCATTCTCCCGTGTCAACGCGCTTTCCTCTGAATATAATTTCTCTCATCAGTTATACCTCCTCATCCGGCAATACGCGAGGCTCAAACCGCCACTTTCTTGCATCATCTCCGATTGTCTGATGCAGGCGCGCCACGGCAAGCATGGGCGTTTCTTCGCAGATTCCAAATTGGAATCGCTTTGCGGAAACATTCCAAATGCCATATTTCTTTCCTTTTGTCCCCTTCTGGTAAACTTCACGGTTCATCACAATCCTCCCCATCCAATCCTTTCCTTTCAAGCCAAGCAAGACATGAATCCAAGTCCTCAAATTCTTCTGTCCACGCCTCTCCCGTTGTATTGTCAATTCCAACGAATATTTCTCCGTCCCGATGATAAAAAAGTCCGATAGGTTCATAATGCCCATTCCGATAACTCGCAAACAGCTCGGACACATCCCTTGTTTGCAGTTCTTTTATCTGATTGTTAGTGTTCATGTTCACACCTCCGTTAAAAAGGCAGCTATTCATCTCACCCTCCTATACACCGAGACGGTTTTGCCCGTCTTGCCGGATTTGCGTTTGCCCACAATCTTCACCCTGCCGCTCTGCATCATCTCTGTGAGCCTCGGCGCGACGCTATTGCGATCCGGATAGCGTAGGTATCGGCGCTCCATCATCAGGTCGATGACTTCATCCACGGTGAAATCCCCGTCGCCCATCACTTCTAAAATCTGCTCATAGCGTATCGCCTTTGTCGGCTTTACCAGCTCATGGGCTTCGCGCCGCGTCTCTTTCGGTATCTCAAAATTTGTCATGATTGCTCCTTTCATTCTAACTGCTCCAATATCCGATTGCGTCTGTCGTTCCACTCGGCAAGGGAGAGCGTGTCCTCCTGCGGTTTCAGCGGAGACGCAAAGGACGCAAACAGTGCCAACGTCTCCGGCGAAACGCGCTCCTCAAATTCCACACGTTCCCGTATGGTGTCGATTGTCTTGAAAAATGTGCCTTTGGTCACGGTGTTAAAAATGTCCGCCTCAATCGCTGCCATTTCCCTGAGTCCCGACGGCGAACCGACATAGCGCTTCAAAATGTCCGGCAGCTTCCGGTACTCGGATTCCGCTCCGTATGTAGAGTTAGACGCGGCACGGGCAAGCAGATGCCACAATTCCGCATTGGTCGGCTCTCCTGTGGCAACAGCGCACAGCTCCCGTACACGCTCCTTGACCGTGGCAATATCCGGCGCAAAATCCTTTTTGGTGCCGATCAGGTCATAAACGGCGCGGGACACCATCTCATACGGATAATCGGCAAACGACACCATCCAAAGCTCAATCAGGTTGTCCGCATCTTTCCGTGAAAGTCCCTTGGCAAAGGTTGAATAATTGATTTTTAACACGCTGAGGCACTTGATTACTTCTTCCTGCGTCATGATGTCCCTCCGTATCGTTCCTCGTAAATCTGCAAAAACACGTTGTTTGTCCCGTCAGTTCCGGCTGACTCCGTCTTTTGACCGCGGGCATTGTTTTGAGAGCGTTCAAGCCACCCTGTAATAAAGCGCTTGATTCCTCTTGCCGTTTTTCGGCGGGTTGGACGGGCATCCAACCATGCCCGCATTCTTTTCAGTTCACCCATAACATCAACGGCAGGATAGGCGCTTCGCCACATCTCAACGTCTGACGCCTTTACACTGTATTCCTCGCCTGTCACAAGCGGCAGAAACGCAACGGCATCGGCATTCTTCTCCTGCGGTGACGAGGACGACGGCGGCTCTGCCGTCTCGGCGCTCGGCGCAGAAATATTACGGGTACCGGATATTCGGGTATCGTGTATCGGGTATTCGGGTATCGGGTATCGAGAGTATTTTGCTGCAACTTGTTCCGACTTGTCGCAACTTGTTTGCGTGTTGTATGTATTCGGTTCATCTGCATTCTCCGGTCCGGGGAATTTGCTTTTTACAGCTCGCGGGTTCTGAAACTTGTTCCAACTGCATAGCTGTACGATCGCCTTTCCATTTGCTGTATAGCGGTCCAGTAGTCGTACAGTCGTGAGTTTGATAACAGCGGCTTCTACCTGCTTGCATGTGACGCTTGGCTTTCGAGGAAACAGATAGCAACGCAGCAGCTCTGCATCTCCCCAAAATCGACCGAAGTCGTCGCATTTTGTTATGAGCCTGTAAAATAGTACCTCCTCAAACCATGTTAGATTTGCGATTGTCTCGGATATACACACGCCTTCATCTAAAAATCGTTTCGGCATATGTCCTCCTAAAAATATTGGTTTATAGCTTTATGTATCGTTTTTGAAAGAACTCGTCATCTCCACGGATTCTGGCAAGCTCACGGCAGATGTCCACCATTAGCCTGTCCATATCGCGGTTTGTCTGCACCTCATCAAGTATCGCCTGCACCTCTGTTTCCAGCCGCTCAATGCGCTCTTTTCCGAACCCGAATTGGTGGTTCAGGGCAATGGCGCACAGGTCAAGCCCGAACAGCACGCCCTCTTGTCTGCCACGGAAGGCGGCGGCTTGAAGTTGGGAAAGATATTGGTTATTTTTCATCCCCTCACCCCCATTGTTCCGGCAGTTTCATATAACACAGCCAATGGGTATTCATTGCTTTACCAGAGCGATGACCGAACAACGGCTCTTGCCCGATTGCATCAATCACTTCACGTGTTGGAATCTGGATCTCCGACCATTTGAAAATGAGCGTGCCGCAGGGTTTCAACACCCGCATACATTCCCAGAATCCGTCATGAATCATCTGCGGCCAGTTCTCATCCAGCTTGCCGTATTTCTTTTTCAACCATGCATTCTCGCCCACGTGAAGCAAATGCGGCGGGTCAAATACGACCAAATGAAAGCTGTTATCTGCAAATGGCATATTGGTGAAATCTGCGATAACATCCGGTTCAACGTCAATCTTTCTCACACTGTCGTTTTTCGTGCTTTTCCAGATGACCGTTCCGTGTTCTTCTCGTTTATCCATGTATGTAGCGTGCGGACAATTTTTCTGAAACCAGATTGTCCGAGATCCGCACGTGGCGTCTAATATTAGTTTGTTTTCTTGTGTCATGTTTCCTCTCCTTCTCGGAGAGAACCGGTTCTCATCAGTTATAATTTTAGAGCGATCTATGCCCCGTCGAGCATTCGCTATACTTTTGATTTTTTGCTCTACACATTTTCTGCGAAAATGTGGGGCAAGGCAGCTACCCCCAGAGCGTCCTTTTTGTTAAAATGTGTTCCAGTAAATATCCACGACGATGCGCAGATAGCGCCCGCGTGTGCTTTTCTCGATAGAAAGCCCGATGACTTTCAGGTTATTCAGATAATCCGGTCTGTCACCGAACTTTCCGTAAAAGATTTTGTCGCCGTTCCGGTCAACGATATGGCAATGACGTGATGGGTCAATGATCTCCTCATATTCCGACAATGGGCTCTTTTTATCCGCCATGCTTCTGCTCCTTTGCAATACGTTTTTCCCGTAGTATTCGCAGGAGCAGGAGCGGCTATGTATCATTTCTCGCACGGGTCGCCCGCAAGGGAAACGACACAAGAGGAAAGGCAGAACGAGCAGATGGTAAGTAAGAAGCTGGTCGTCATCAGCCGCTCAATGCCGAGAATCAGTCCGACGATGCCTGTCGCCATGGAGATGAAAAACACCGCCAGAAACAGAATCATCGCATAGACGAAAAGGTTTTCAAATATTTTTTTCATATGTACCTCCGACAACTAAAACGGCAAATCTTCATCATTCGGCAGCTCCGCAAATTCGGGGGCGGCGCTCTCGCTTTGTTTGCGGCGCTCTACGAAACCAACTTCATCGGCTATGACTTCGGTCGCGTATCGCTTCCCG